ACCGGCCGGTCCTTACCGTCCCCCGGCTACCGCTCCGCGGCCCGCGGCTCCTGCCCCGTTGACCGGCGCTGCAAACCCTGAACAACGTGCCCGGATGCAACAATTGTTTCCGGGTGATGCCATGATGACCGGGATTGGGAGTTTATGAGATGAGCATGCCAGATCGTACTTTAGGAAATCCCGTAAGTAGGGATTTTATAGAAAAGAAGTATGGACCTTTACCCGAAGGGGTGGCTTATACGTCTCTCTCGCCTATATATGACGTATCAGTTGCGCGAGACAGATCGACGACAGGTCCGAGAATGGGCTCAAATAGGGGCTCAAATAGGGGCCCAGGGAGTTTTCTTAACGATTATGCTGATGCTCTTCGCAACAAGCATATCAGACCTAACAACAAAAAATTAGATAATTTTATTAGCGACATTAGGCGCGCTGAAGAACAAATATTTGGTGGCGGCGGACAGTCAAATGTATCTCCGGGTTTTTCTCAGAGCGTTGGCCAGGGCATAGGGTCTGCCTTCGGCAGTTTATTTAGCGGCGGCGGACAATCAAATATGTCTCCGTTTGGGTCTAACATGCCCCTGCCCAGCGTTGCTCAACAGGGCATAGGGTCTGTCTTCGGCAGTTTATTTAGCGGCGGCGGACAGTCAAATATGTCTCCGTTTGGTAGTCCTTTGCAGTCCTTTGCAGAGGGCGGCCGGGTTCCAGAACTTTCTGAACTGGAAGTCCCTGTGACGTCGGTTTCAGATGGCGACCCGTCGTTAACTTTTGAAGAAGAGGTTCTTTCCGATTACGCTCGCTTAGAAGAGCTGAGAAACAACATTGATGATGAATCATCTGCGGTAGAGATGCGGGAGTTGGAAAACTTCCATAACAACCTTCTTAGCAAATATGGAAGTTTTAGTGAGTTTGAACGTTTGTTGTCAGAGGCTTTGCCGGAATATAAGGCCGTTTTTGACGCGTCTCGTAAATTCTATTCTAACTTGTTGGAAGATGCGGGAGCCGTAAACACCTTGAACCGCGAAGCCCCCGCAGAAGACGTATTCCCCTTGAACCGCGAAGCCCCCGCAGAAGACGTATTCCCCTTGGACCTTGAATACCCCGCAAAAGACGACGTCGCGCGGGCCACGGCCTACGGCTCCTCTGGCGGGATCGGAGCATATGCCGCTGAACCAAAAGAAGGGTCTGTTTCTCCTGTAACAATGACGAGAAGACCAGAGTCGCGGGCACAGGTACGGTCTCCACGCCCTATCCGAGCACCGGGCGGCGCGCTATTAAACAACACAGAATACTTGGCTGTGCCGGAATACATGCAAAGACCTGATTATTTCGACTTCAACCCTTCCGCGGGGGCTGATTTTACCCAACAACTTTTGGCGCGGGCCGCCGAAGAAAAAGCGGGCGGCTTTTCCAATCTTGTTTAGGTCAGCCACTTTCGGGCTTCTTCTTTAAGGACTTCGCCCGCGAGAATAATTTTATCTCGTAGAGCTTCCAAAATCTTTTCATCCACGGTTTTTGGAGATACAAGGTCCACGTATGTGACCTTGTTGGTTTGACCAATGCGGTGCGCTCTGTCTTCCGATTGAAGGCGGATTTCTAGGTCATAGCTGTTGCTATAATAAACGACGGTGTTTGCCGCGGTCAGCGTAATGCCATATCCGCCGGTTCTAGGTTGTCCGACGAAAAACCGAAGCGGGCTGATTTCGTCCTGAAACCAATTAACGATCTGCTGCCGTTCGTCCTGCGGCGTTTCTCCGTAGTATGTAGCCACCGAATCCGGTCCAAAACGGTCGCTGAGTGCATTAGATATGCTCTTGATATCATGAGTGTATGTCGCCCAAATTATAGCTTTGCCCTGCACTTCCTCGGCCAAATCCATCAAAGTAGACAAGCGGTTGTTGGGAAGTTCTTTTAAAAAACCTTCGTCGGTCGTTATGTGACCGCAGCAGATTTGTTGCAGGCGCATAATTTGCGTCAGTACGTTCGACGTGGTCGCAACTTCGCCATTGCCCAAAGCGGCCAAGGCCCATACCACCATTTGGTCGTAAGCGGACCTCTGCTCTTTGGTTAATTCAACTTCGCGCCGGACAAATACTTTTTCCGGTAGGTCCAGACAATCTTGTTTGAGCACGCGGTAGCTAAACTGGTCCAACTTTTCGGACAGTTCGTCCAGCCTGCGATATCCAACAATTTCTTGAAAACTGCGGTGCCCCACGGATCGTTGACGGACCACGGCATATCGGGCTTGGAACGCGAAATAGCTGTTATAATTTAAGGCGCGCTTGTCTAAGAACAGGCTCTGGCTAAACAAATCCATAGGGCTTTTCGTAATGGGAGACCCTGTCAGGATGCGTCGATATTTAGATAGCACCCTAAGTGACATGATGTTTTTTGTACGAGCGGCTTTTCTATTTTTTATAGTGGTGGATTCGTCTACGAGGACAAAATTCTCTGGGTTTTGGTGCAAAAACGCTTCCGCAGCTTCCACTCCACGCTTCGTGGATAACGCTTCAACGTTCATAACAAATATCTTCAACATGCTTTCTTTTGAAAGCACAAAATCCACCAACTCCGATTCATATGTTTTAGTTTTTTTCGGAACCCAACGCATGACCTGACGGTTTATTCTTTCCGGCAGGTGCGTGGGGATTTCATTGCGAACCCAATTATCGTAAACGCCTTTTGGAGCTATGACGAGTGCGGAAGTTATTTCACCTTTTTCGTAAAGAACAGCCATATTGTCGATGGCGACTTTTGTCTTACCGGTCCCCATCTCCATGAACAGAGCAAAAAAAGTTGAGTCCCAACAAGCGCTTAACGCTTTTTCCTGATGTTTGTAGGGTTTCGTTTTAAACTCGTAACCAATCATTTCAAACAATCTCCTAAAAACAGGTTGACACGATACCGGTATAAGATAATATCAGTCTTTGTCAAGGTCGGACACGGCCTACAACAGCGAAAAGGAACTACGGATGACTGATCTAACTAGTCTAATGGAAGAGGAAAATTCGCAATCTGTCGAAAATGTCGATCAGGCGGATTTGTCCAGCGTCGCGGGGATCGCACGATCCATCCGCGAAAAAGAAGAGCTGATCTCCGACTTGGAGCAAACGCTCAAATCGGAAAAAAAGGCTTTGATGAAGCTTACCGACGAGGAGCTGCCTGCTTTATTGCAAGAGGTCGGCATCAACAAGTTTGAACTTGACGACGGTTCCACCGTTGAGGTCAAGCAAACTTATGGTGCTTCTATTTTAGTGGCGAACAGGGAGACCGCATACGCGTGGCTCCGAGACCACCACTATGATGACATCATTAAAAATCAGGTGAACGTGCGTTTCGGTCGAGGAGAAGACGAACTCGCCGCATCGTTTACGGACCTCGCCGCTCAACAGGGTTATGCACCCGAGCAGAAAACCGAAATTCATCCTCAGACTTTGCGCGCCTTTGTGAAAGAGCGCGTCGAGGCTGGTGATGAGTTTCCAATGGAATTGTTTGGCGCTTGGATAGGCCATCGCGCTGTCATTAAGAGGAGCAAATAACATGGCAAGAGCTGTGGCTAAAAACGAAGATAACGCTGTTTCCGTCGTAGACGAAAGCCTTTTTGAAGCGGATGCCGGTGCGGGCATGGAAAACATGGGACAAGATGATCTTGCCCTGCCGTTTCTAAAGGTTCTCAGCGGTAACGACCCTGTTCTGGACGAACGTGACGACGCTCGCAAGGGCGACATCTACAACACCGTCACAGGGGCCATTTACAAAGGCAAGGACGGTATCTCCGTCATTCCTGCCGCGTATCAACGCCGTTTCATTCAGTGGGCACCACGGGGCTCTGGAACGGGCGCACCCAGCGCTATCTACGAGCCAGGGGACACCCGTCCGCGCACTGAGCGGTCTCCGGACGACAATAAGGATTACGTCGCCGACGGTTCTGGTGAATACATCGAGGAGACGCACCAACATTTTGTCGTCGTACTGAACGAAGACGGTAGTGCTGAAACGGCGTTGATTGCTATGAAATCTACTCAGCTCAAAAAGAGCCGTAAGTGGAACAGCATGATGGCCAGCCGGACGATGAACGGTAAGAATGGACCTTTCACTCCGCCTCGTTTCAGTCACGTCTACCGCCTCAAAACCATTTTGGAGGAGAACTCCAAAGGCTCCTGGCATGGCTGGGAGATGAGCGTCGAAGGACCCGTGCAGAGCGTTGATATTTACCAGCGGGCTAAAAGCTTTGCGGCGAGCATCAGCCTGGGAGACGTTCAGGTTAAGCACTCCTCGGACGAAAGCGCGTCGCCCGCAGCGCAAGACGACGACATTCCGTTCTGATCCTAAGTGGCGGGGCTTCGGTCCCGCCACATTTTTCTGAGGCGCACATGCAAGTCAAGCAGTTCATGGCCATATTCGATGGCCTGAAGGAAGCCTACGGCTACTTCAAAATTGAAAGCACCGGATCAAACGGGAAGGCTAAAGGCAAGGCAGGAATCCTGCGCGAACCGCGGACCACGAAGCTTTGGGAGGGCCACCTAAACGGTGACGGGGCGGGCATTGGAATTATTCCGATTAACGCCGACAACAAAAGCAAGTGGGGGTGCATTGATATCGACCAGTACCCCCTAGACCACAAAATGCTGATTGAAAAAATACGGCGGATGAAGTTGCCGCTGGTGGTTTGCCGATCAAAGTCTGGTGGCGCGCATTGTTTTTTGTTTTCTAAGGATTGGATTGCCGCGGCTGACATGCAGAAAGCCCTGCAACATATGTCCGCGGCCCTGGGCTATGGCGAGAGCGAGATATTTCCAAAGCAGGTAAAACTGCATTTAGACCGAGGCGATGTCGGAAACTTTCTTAATCTTCCGTATTTCGATCACGAGGCGGGTCTTCGGTACGGGTTTTTAGACGACGGCACGTCCGCGACGCTAGACGAGTTTTTTGAGCTGTATGAGGCTCATGTTCAAACTCCCGAGCAGATTTTAAAGCTGCAAGTCGAGACGTCTGGAAAAACAGACCATTTAAAAGACGGGCCGCCGTGCTTGCAGATTTTGTGTAACTCAAAGATTTCGGAGGGCGGTCGTAACAACGGCCTCTTTAACCTGGGCGTTTACCTGCGCAAAGCTTACCCAGATAGCTGGGAGTCCGAGATACTGCGGTTTAACATGGACTATCTTGAGCCGCCGCTGCCGCTGAACGAGGTTAACATTGTCGCGAAGCAGCTACAGCGCAAAGACTATGTCTACAAGTGCTCTGACAGTCCCATCAACGCGCATTGCAACAAAGACCTGTGCCGAACCAAAAAGTTTGGGATAGGGGCGGCGGTAGCGGGCGCTACAGTAGCCAACTTGCGTAAGTATAATTCCAACCCTCCGGTGTGGTTCATGGACGTGAACGGGGAGCCTTTGGAGCTAGATACTGACGCTTTGATGAACCAGCCGGTGTTTCAGAAAGCCTGCATGGAGCAGTTGAATTTTATGCCCATGTCGTTGGCCAAGGCCCAGTGGGAAGCACGCATTGGTGCGCTTTTGACAGAGATGCGGGACAACGAAAGCGCCATTGTAGAGGTGGCGCAGGATGCCAGCATTAGCGGGCAGTTCTACGACTATCTGGAAGAGTTCTGCCGACACCTACAGCAGGCTCAAGACAAAGAAGAAATCTTGCTGCGACGTCCGTGGACCGACGAAGAAAAGAACCAGACTTTTTTTCGGTTGAAGGATTTTGAGGCGCACCTGCGCAAAAATAAGTTCTTCGAGTACAAAAGCCATAAGATTGCGCAACGGCTGCGCGACATTAACGGCGACAGCGTCGTTCTTAAAATCAAAGGACGCTCCGTGCGTGTGTGGCAAATACCTGCCTTTGAAAACGCCGATATGGTTTTCGATACGTCCCGGCTAAAACGTCAGGCGGAGGTTCCGTTCTGATGGAGGACTTCCGAAAGAGACACCGGGAGAGGAATTGGAATATTTGGCGGATGCGCGTTCTGGAGAAAAGAACGCTCCCCAGCATTGCCCATCGGTTTGATCTTAGTCGAGAGCGGGTTCGTCAGATTGTTACGGAAGGTAATGCGATTAAAGCCATAAGATTGCGCTTAGAAAATCGACCGGACTCTTTCGGCAGGAACCAGTAATGTTTCGCATTTTTGGACCGCCCGGAACCGGCAAGACCACTACGCTTCTGAACATGGTCGATGAAGCCCTGGAGAGCGGCATACACCCGCATAAGATCGCGTTCTTAGCCTTCACACGCAAGGCGGCTAATGAGGCCAGGGACCGTGCCGCAGCGCGTTTTAACCTCGATCCTAAGAAGGACCTGAGTTACTTCCGAACGCTGCACTCTTTAGCCATGTCTCTGAGCAATATCCGTGGTGAGCAGGTTATGCAGGAGGAGCACTACCGAGAGCTGTCGGAAACGATAGGCGTAGAGGTTTACAGCTCCACCCAAGTGGGCGCGTTCGAGGAAGACATAACCGCCATTACGTCGAACAAAAACCCCATCCTGAACGTTATCAACCTCGCCCGCCTGCGGAAGGTGGATTTGAGAGACCAATATAACGAAAGTAGTTTAGACGAGTCTTGGAACGTCGTGAATTACGTTGCTACAAGCTTGAAGGCATACAAGGGCAACATGGGCCTTTATGATTTCACAGACATGTTGGATGAATTTATACGGTCCGCGCATATGACCTGCCCGCATTTCGATCTGTGCTTCATAGACGAAGCTCAAGACCTTAGTCCGTTGCAATGGGACCTCGCGCATATTCTCGACGAGAACTCAACTCGCACATATTGCGCAGGAGACGACGACCAGGCGATTTACCGATGGGCCGGTGCCGACGTTGACCACTTCATCAACCTCCCCGGCGGTTCAGAAACACTTTCTCAATCGTACCGAGTGCCGCGTCGAGTTCATGCCGTCGCGCAGACCGTCGCCAGTCGCATTAACCGCCGGTTCCCGAAGAGGTACGAACCAAAACCCGAGGAGGGGCACGTCCAAACTGTGGCGGGCATTGAATATTTAGACATGAGCAGTGGCGAATGGCTCATCCTGTCTCAAGCGGGATACATGCTGCAAGACGCCGCCGCGTGGCTTAAATCCGGCGGATATTTGTTTAATTACCGCGGCTCACGGTCCATTGGCAAGAAATTATCCGATGCCGTGAACGGGTGGGAGACTTTACGCCGGGGACATTCAATCCCTGTTGTGCTAGCGCGGCAGGTTTATGCTTTTATGTCTGCCGGGACGCGCATAAAGCGCGGATTTAAGAAGCTGACAGGCCTAGAGGACGACGACGTCGTTAGTATGTCCGCGCTGATGGAAAACCATGGCCTGTTGGCAGATCAATCCATGATTTGGTCAGAAGCTTTGGATAAAATTCCGGAGACCGACAGGGCGTATGTTACGGCTCTTTTGCGCCGCGGCGAAAAGTTCAACGCCGAACCCCGGATTTCGCTGTCCACGATCCACGGTTCAAAAGGCGGAGAAGCCGACAACGTTGTTCTCTACACTAGCCTAACCAAAGCCGCAGATGATGACATGCAGCGCAATCCGGACGACATGCACCGGGTGTTTTATGTCGGAATTACTCGAACCAAGGACACTCTCGTCCTCGTAGAACCTGAAGATTCCGCAAGGAGCTATTACGTATGAACCGCGAACAAATCTTGTCGAAAGCTGAAAACCTAATTAACGGTCAACGCGCCAAAGATTACGGTGACGCCTACCAAAATCATCAGAGAATTGCGGAGGGCTGGAACGTCATTATGCAAGAAGCGTATTCGGATTTTGGATATCTGACACCCTCACACGTCGCGCTCATGATGGACTGGCTCAAGACATGCAGGCTGTTATCCACGCTGGATCATGAAGATAGCTGGGTCGATAAGGCGGGGTACACGGCCCTCGGTGCTGAGTTCGCTTTGAAGGAAAAACAGGTTGACTAAATTGCAAATGGCTATGTTTGCGCCAAAAAGCGAGTGGGTTCCCCCGCTGGAGCTGCCCGACATCACGTCAGCGAAAACGATTGCAATCGACGTTGAAACGTCGGACCCAAACCTGAAATCAAACGGTCCAGGGTGGCCGACCAAAGACGGGTTCATCGTAGGATACGCCCTCGCCGTGGACGGGTGGTCTGGTTATCTGCCTGTAAAGCATTTCGGTGGTGGCAATCTCGACGAGCGCATCGTGTCCCGATGGCTCAAAAA